ATTTTATTCGGTGCCGAAGCTCCGCAATTTTAGCAGCCAAGTTTTTCTCTCCTGTATCCTTGAATGAGCATGAGGATGTGCGGTGGAATCACCATTTCATTTTGGTCTCCGCGATTCTCATACATGTGCGCGACGAATTCTTTCACAGCTTGGATGATATCTTTCGGAACCTGAGAAGCAGATCCAAATCCAACTTCAATGCGAAATCGGATTGCATTATTCGGCCTCAAGATTGTCGTCGGCCAAACACCGCCGATCTTTAATCCTACGCGAGCGCGAGGGCCAACAGCATCGAAGATGTAATTCGAAACATCTTCAGGAAACTCTTGCTCATCTGAGAAGGTTGAGAATTCTAAAAGCTGGCGGCCGATTCCGATTGGCAATGTGATATTTCTAGACGGAGAAACGACTTCTGAGATTGCGACTTCTCGAGTTCCATCCCACCATCGATTGCTCGAAGTGCGCGGCCAATTATCGAGAAAGACATCCCAAACTTGCGTGACAAATTTATGGCTTGTTAGATCCTCGAGCCTTTTTACTGCTGCGAGTTCCATCACTGCTAGTCTTCCGTCTTCGAGGTCGTTGTCGATCCTGAGATATTCCTTCAGCTCGGTCACGCTTACGACTGGCTCGCTTGGTGCTGTCACTTGCTTTAACTGAAACATCTCTCACCTCTTCCGCAATTCCATCCTCTAAATAAAGACTAGCATCTTCATCTGGAACATCGTAGTGCTCATTCGGCTGAGCCCAGACGTTTAGAGAGTGGACATAAGTTTGATAATTGAATTGTATTCTCATAAATAAAAAAGGGGCAAGTTTTCCTCACCCCTTCTCCATGATCTATTTTAGGGCCTCAATTAAGAAGGCATGATTTCAAGATCAGTGCTCAATCCAACGATTGCCATCGGAGCCGCAACAGTTCCAGAAACATCGAGAGCCATGCGAACATATCGCTTTTCGCCTCGATATTGGATCACATGAACTTTACTTGCTTCACCAGCAGTATCAAGTTCAGTGACTGCGCCTTCGTAGTATGCGCTATTTGGCGCATCTGTAAAAGTCACGTTGTCATCAGATTCTTGAATCTTCAATGCGACTTTATTTGTCCCAGTGAAAGTAAAAGTTCCGACGGAAACCAAGAAAGCGAAGCTGCGAAACATTTGAAGATCCGCAGATGCAGAGTTGATGTCTGCTGTCACAGATTGTGCAGCCAAGAGCATCAAGGATTTTGTTTTTTGTGCAAGATTACGAAGCATTTTTAACTCCTTGTTAAAATTTTAAATGAAGAAGAGGGCCTTTCGGCCCCCTTAAAAACCAATTACGCTTTTACTTTCAACAGCTTGATTGCTTCGAAATTCTTAACCGCACCACCAACTCGCTTAGTAGTGTAGAAAAGAACATGAGGCTTCGCTGTGAAGATGTCTCGGATTACTCGGATGCCGATACGATCGACGATCTGATATCCTTGACGGAAATTTCCGAATGCTACAGGAAGTCCTGCTGCAACTTTATCGCCCATGTCGTTCGCTTCATAGATTGGGAATCCAAGAAGAGTTGACTGAGTCGATCCATTCAGACCTGGCTCCCAAAGATATCGACCTTGCAAGTCTTTAAACTTTCGGAATTCCTTAATGATCTGACGTTTTGCCATCCAAGCTGCGCCATTCTTATAAGCTTCTTTCAAGCTGTAAGAAAGTTCGATCAAGTCGTCACCAGTGATCGCGAGAGATCCTGCTGTTTCAACTTGCTCGATCTGACCGTAGCCAGTTCCAGTTGGATAAGAAAGGAAACCCATCGGCTTCGCAGTTCCATCACCTTTAACGAAAGCAGTTGCTTCGTCTCGGGCAAACTTCTCAGCGACTTTTTCAGCCAACCAAGACTCGACGTTAACCGCAGCATCGTCCAAAAGTTTTTGAGTCGCTTTTGGTTGAGCATAAAGCTCGTGAACTGGGATAACGATTTTTTTCAATTTTGGAGTCTGAGTCTCATTGCGAACTTGAGTCTCTCCAACCCATCCTGATTCCAATTCGTCGAGGTCTTGCAAGATCTCGAGAGCATCTGTGCTGATTGTTTGCACAGAAGCAACTTGACGAACAGGAGAGCTTTCGAAAACTTTCTTTACGATCTCAGATGACATCGCAGAAGTTACCAAGAAGCCGCCATCTTCGTCTGAATCAACAGACATTGCCTTCAGCTCTGGAGTCTCAAGACCTTTTCGGAGGTACTTGTTGAAAGCTGCAAGAGCTTTTTCTTCTTTTTCAGATTGAGGATTCTGTGCAGAAGCATCGAATCCGCCAGTGCGATTCATTGAAGTCTGGATGGACTTCATTTCGCCTTCGATTCTAGAAATCGTTTCATTCAAAGAATCAATCTTCGCGATGCGCTCGCCAGTTGTAGATCCTTTTGTTTCGATTTCCTTGATACGAGCGTCATTCTGCTTTTTGAATTCTGCAAACGCTTCGTGGAGTTCAGTCATTTTTCTTTCTAATTCCATTTTGCCTCCTGAGAGATGTTTAAGATTTAAGCATCTTGATTAGATCATCCATCGACTGAAGAGTTTTCTTCGGGTCTTGGGATGGTTGGGCGGCTTCTCCACGAAGTGCCTTTTCAATCTCATCACGATTGATGCCTTGCTTTTCCAATTCTTTAATAAAAAACTGCGCCCTGTCAATCCCAACAAGACCTTTTGCAGATGTAATCATCGCTTCGGTATTCATTGGAAAGGTTACAATAGAGTATTCGAAGAGCTTCAATTCTTTAAGTCTTCGGACCATCGGCTTCTCTCGGTCTGGTTCAGCTTTAACAACCATGTATCCGATTGAGAGTCCCATCGCTGCTCCAAGCTCCATTGCAGTCTTCGCAAGAGAATATTTCTCGCGAGCATCCTGCACATTCATATCGAGCTTGCCTTCGATATAAAGACCTTTCTCGTCTTCCTCTGCTCGCATATTCCAACCGATCTGCTTCGATGGGTTGTGATCTGCGAGAATAGGCCAAAGACCAGATGACTCTCTGATGGATTTTTTGAATGCGCCTTTATCGACAACATCCATCCCAAGATCGACATTGCCAAAAGTCGAGGCATATCCTCTGATCGTCCCTTGAGAATCGACATCATCCAATTTCAGACTAAAACTTTTGTATTGAATTGCCTTGCTCATAACCAAACCTTTCTTCCATCTTTAATTTCGATGGTGTATGCCTTACTAAAAAGCACATCGAGCACATCCATATTCTGCATGAAAATTTTGCATTTACAATTTTGATTCTCGCCTGCCTTCAATCCTTGCAGCTCAAAGTCTGTGATCTCGACTTCGACTAGACCATTCTCAGAGTCCAGAACAACACAATTGGATTTCTCCAAGACTCTTCCATCATGATATTCAAAATAAAAAATGATCTTTTCTGCCTGCATGAGGGGCTGTGCAGTTTTAAATTTTGTAAGAATCTTAAATTTCTTTTTCATCGACAACCTCTCCTAAAATAATATCAGTCATTCTTGAAGTCTCCACTACTTCCCCGACCATTATTTTTTCTGGTTGGACTGGAGCGGGCACTCCGATGAAAACATCTTGAACCATTTCGTAGTCTTCTGGCGCGCTTGTCAAATATTGAGCGATCAAAACTTCCTGATCTGGCATTTCGATTTCAAAGCTTGCGTAGAATCCATTCTTTATGTGCGGCATTGGCTGTCTGAAGAATTCTTTTCCGAAGCGATCCATGATGATCACAGAGACCTTAAGATCCTCTCGACCATCGAATACTTGCAGGGTTAGAGGGATTGGCCTTCCAACTTGGACTTGAATCATTTCCACAGCCTTTCTGGATCTCTGAAAGAAGCAATCTCGCAAAGGTCCCCGAGATCATTGAGGCCGATCTTATCATGGCTCTCGATCATTACAATCTTCATGAATCGCTCGATAAATCTTGATCCAAGCTCTGTGCAGATGAGGAATCGGTCGTGATTAAGAATCGACCAATTGAGCTTATCATTGAGCGGCTTGATTAAACAAAGAGCAATGAGGAGAAGCTGTGAGAGAGAATACCAT